CAGAATGTACTATATGTAGCCCCTACATACAGAATGGCTCGGGATATCGCTTGGAACCCACTAAAGAATAAACTAATAGAGTTAAACTGGGTAAGCAAAATAAATGAGAGTAGACTAGAGATAACACTCGTCAATGGCTCAAAGATAATGTTAAAAGGTGCTGACAACTATGAAAACCTACGAGGTGGTGCATATAACTTTATATGTATAGATGAAGTTGCAGATATTAAACCTGAAGCCTGGACTGAAGTACTACGACCAACGCTATCAGCAGAAGAACCACCTGGACACGCTTTGTTTGTCGGTACACCAAAAGGTAAATCGAATTGGTTCTTTGATATCTATTCGATGGCACTAACACACGATAACTGGGAATCGTTTCAGTACACGACACTAGAAGGTGGACAAGTACCTGAATCAGAGATAGAAGACGCAAAGAATGATTTAGATATGCAAACTTGGGAACAAGAGTACTGTGCAAACTGGGTAACAGCGTCAAACCTTATCTACTATAGTTTTAGTGACAAGAATGTTAAAGAATGGGATGGTGATAAAGACAGCCTAAAAAACATCATAGTCGCCACTGACTTCAATGTGAGCCCATTTGCATCCCTCATACTCGTGCCTACTGCTACAGGACTACACTGTATAGACGAAATAACACTTTGGTCTTCGAACACTGATGAGATGGTACAAGAAGTAAGAAACAGATACCCACATCAACATATCACTTGCTTTCCAGATCCCGCCGGCGTACAAAGGCGTACCTCAGCAGGGGGAAGAACTGATATATCAATACTGCAAAATGCAGGGTTTTTAGTTAAATACAAGAAGCGTCACCCATTTGTCAAAGATAGAATCAATGCTGTAAACTCTTTACTACTCAATAGTAAAGGTACTGTACGGTTGTTTATTGACCCGAAGTGTAGGGAGTTGATTAGGTGTTTGACTAGATTTAGTTATAAAGAGAAAACTCTTATACCAGATAAAGGTGGTAAAGAAGATTACTCACACTTTCCAGACGCACTGGGCTATTGTGTAGAGTATATGTTTCCAGTGACTAAAGAAATTAAAGTTAACACCAAACAATCATATGGGGTTTATTAAAGGAGATTAAAATGATTACACGAGATGATATTAATAAGGTTCATAAGATATATGAAACGCATCTACCAAGATGGCGATACTATTATGCATCATTCAACGGTGGCTTTGACTATAGAAAGTCGTCACTAGAGATGTTGAGACGATACCTAAACGAAGAACTACAGCCTGGACAACAGTACGACAACAGACTAAACTACACAGCACTAGAGAATAGTTGCAAAATGGTAGTAGATACATATAGAGCATTCTTATTCAGAGCCCTACCATCAAGGACACTAGGTAACCTAGCGAACCTACCGTATATAGAGTCGTTCTTAACCGACATCGACTATGACGGCTCTGATATAGATGGATTTATGAAAGAAGCGAACAGTCTTGCTATGATATACGGACACTGTTGGGTACTCGTAGATAAACCAGCAACTGAAAATGCTATGACACTAGCAGAAGAGATAGAGTTAGATGTGAGACCATACACACAACTCGTAACACCAGAGAACATTATGGACTGGCACTACCACCGTGTACTAGGCAAACAAACACTGGTATATCTTAAAATGAAAGAATATGAAGATGAAGACACACTAAAAGTAAAGATGTGGACAAACGACTATGTAACAAGATATTCTTTAGATAAGAAAACAGGTAAAGTCACAGTACTAGAAGAAACAATTAACACGATTGGTATAATACCATTCATAATGCTTAAAGCAAACCCATCACATCACAAGGCATATGGTATATCTGACCTAGCCGATGTAGCAAAGATACAACAAGCAATCTTTGGGTTAATGAGCGAAGCAGAGCAAGCCATACGAATCAGTTCTCATCCGTCATTGGTAAAAACTGCTGACACAGAAGCATCAGCCGGTGCAGGTGCTGTAATTAATATGTCAGACAATCTACCAGGTGACCTGAAACCATACTTACTACAACCATCAAGTTCGAATGTAGACAGCATCATTAAACTACTAAAAGAACACCAAACGATGATTATGAAGATGACCCACCTTGAAGCAGTTGTCGGAACCAAAACAGTTGCTAAAAGCGGAGTTGCACTACAAACAGAATTTAGTATGCTGAACACTCGATTGGGTGATAAGGCAGACAGTTTAGAAAGATTAGAAATAAAGATATGGGAACTATTCCAAATATGGTCTGACTATAAAGCAGACGATACATTTTTAATCGAATACAAAAAGAAATTCGACCTAAGGGACGAAGTAACTGACTTGACTAACCTCAAGGCAGTACGGGATATGGGTATCTCGTCAGATACGCTACGAAAAGAAATTGAAAAACAAATAGCAAAAATCATAATTCATAACGGCGATGTATTAGAAGATATCGTAGAAGAGATAGAATCATCTACTATCATAAATACATTAGAGACTTAAAACAACACTCCAAAGGAGGATACTATGACTAACATAGACCAACAAGTAGGCACCAGCGAGCAAATAGAAGAAACTGAAACTTCTGCTGAACAAATTCAGGCAACAGAGCGTTCATTTACACAAGATGAAGTTGATGCAATCGTTAAGGCACGCTTAAACAAGCAGTCGAAGAAATACGAAGATGTTAACCTAACAGAGTACAGAACACTCAAAGAAGAAAAAGAAAATGTTAAACTAGAAGAACAAAAAGCAAGAGGCGAGTTTGAATCAATACTACAAGAACAGAAAAACAAGTTCGAGTTAAGATTCAATAACTTAAATCAGCAACTTCATAAAGAGAAGGTAGAAGGAGCGATACTAAAAGCCGCGGGTAGCAGAAATGCTGTAGACCCAACGCAAGTAGCACAACTGCTACAAAATCGTGTAAGACTATCAGATGATGGTGAAGTACAAGTTCTTAACAATAATGGCGAAGTGATGTATGATACTGATAATGCAACACCAACTACTATTGACAACCTAGTTAATACATTCCTAGACTCTTCACCCCATTTTCTTAGGGCTGGCCCGAGCGGTTCGGGTTCAACAGGGAATGTAGGGGAATCAGTAGATCCAGAAGTCGATATATCTTCATTAGATTTATCTGACCCGGCTCAAAGAGCGATATATGCCAAAATAAAGGCTAATCGTTAAATTTAAATCAATTATCATTAGGAGATAATACTATGGCTAACACCACAAACACAGCAGTAACCACAGCCAATGATTTAGCAGGCTTGCTCGTCGCCGCGAGACAAGATGCCATCTTTGCAGGTTATGAATCATCACTTTATCTACCAGGGGTTATTATGAATATGCATAATGTACCAGCAGGTAGTGTAACAGCACAAATTCCAAAGTTTAGTGCAGTTGCAACAACAGAAGTTTCTACAGAAACTTACAACGACAGTGCTCCAATCGAAGAGTTAGAAGTAACTAATGTTGCTTCAGCGGCTGTTCCAGTAACAGCAAAGTCATATGCCGCTCGTGCTTTATTAAAAGACCTAGGTGGTCTTAATGCAGGCAATGTCGGTACAGTACTAGGTCGTGCAGTATCAGAAAAGTTTGACGACGATGTCGCCGCACTATTCATTGATGCTTCAATCTCAGAAGCAGGTGCTACAACAACTGGTTTAACAATTGATAAACTAGCAACAGCAGCCCAAACAGTTAGAGGACAGCGTTTCTCTGGACAGTTAAACTGTGTACTACACCCAGCACAAATTGAAGACATCCTACAAGACTTAACAACATCAAGTTTTGCAGGTTCAGATGCACTAAACGAAGCACTACGCCAAGGTATGGTTGGGTCTTTATTTGGTATGAATATCTGGCAGTCAGCAAGTGTAGGTAAAGATAACTCAAACGCCGACTACGCAGGTTGTGTATGGGCAGAGAATGCTTTTGGTATCGCAATGTTTAAAGGGTTAGATGTATCTAGCCAGGCCAACATTACTGGATTAGGAACTGATATTGTTGCAAGTTTACACGCAACACCAGCCCTAGTTGATGCCACTCGTGCTTGTAGAATCATCTCAGCAGTATAATAATCTTTAACATAACCTAGGAGAATAAGTATGGCTAACTACGCAACAGACTCAGACTTATCTTACTATGTACCCGATATCTTCGAACACGGAGTAGCGAGTTTTACTAGTGAGTTAACAAGAGCAACTGATACAGTTAATAAGAGACTAAAGGCAGAATGGTGGCATAAGAATGCTAACAATTTTGACGATGCCAAACTTAACGATGCCCAATGGACAGAGGTAACAGTATACGCGGCACTTGCTCTGCATATTCTTCCTAGATTAAGTAGTTTTCGACCTGACGATGTTTTTATCGAAATGAGTAACTTCTATCGTGTAAGATACGAGGATACCTTCCGTAGGGAAGTACTTTCTGGTGTCGATTACGATGATAATCTGGATTCAGTTTATTCTGATTCAGAAAGAGTCGCTGGTCATCTTAATAGGCTGTCAAGGTAATGGCTAGTAAACGAGAACTTATCGCAACTAATATGGTAGATAGTATAAACGCTATCAATACTATAAAGATGGGTAAAGTATCCCGTGAACCTGCCTTCCGTAATGAAAATGAGTTCTATTCTTTAGCGAGAACGAACTTTCCTCATATTATCGTCACCTCTGGTAACGAGCGTAGAGAGGATATCACTATGGGTTCAAGCAGTCTACGAGGTGCAACAATGACGATTGATTTGATATGTTTTATTAAAGGTAGTGATAAGTCAGCAGACGAAACACTTAACTCTTTAGTAGAAGCAATCGAAGAGAAACTTGATGTTGACAGAACACGAGGTGGAAATGCAAAGAATACAGAAGTACGAGAAGTTGTGATGGGTGCTCCAATCGAACACCCTTATGGTTCTTGTACTATATCTGTAGAGGTTGACTACACATTCACAAGAGGAGCGACATAATGAAATATGTTAAAATGAAAGACAAGAACGGTGGATTATATCCGCGTGTTCGACAATTAGATGTTCCGACTCATCTTAAAAATGGATGGACTCTGGTTGAAGACAAAGTACAGGATAAACCTGTATATAAAAAGAAATCTGTTGAAACACCACCAGTGTATGAAGCAGATATTGATAATGCTAACGAGGAGAATGAATAATGGCACAAATCACAAAAACAGGCACAGGTGGTTCAATTATGATATCTGATGATGCTGGTTCAAACTACGAGACAGTTGCAGAACTACGCTCGTGGTCACTGGATGAGTCTTCAGATGTGGTAGAATCTACCAATATGTCAAGCAATAGAACTAGAAGTTATATCGCAACACACAAAACTTGGACTGGTACAATGGATGTTTATCAAACATTTGATGATACATCTGGCGACCTTCAGTACACACAGGAAAAAACAGCAGTACCTGTAGTATCTGTAGGTGAACTATACAGTTTTAAGTTCTATGTTGATGATTCAACATCTACTTTTGCACACTATGATGGCGCAGGTATCGTAACTGGTATCTCACGCTCAGTTTCGCACGACGGAATGGCAGAGATGACAATCACTGTCCAAGGTAACTCGGCGTTGACTGAAGGTGCATAAGAAAGTTGATAACTTTTAAAGTTAAAACAGACTTTGACCTCGACAAAACTGTAAGTCGTATCATACGAGAAGTATCAGACGATTTAACAAAAGAGTTGAGGTCAAGGACTCCTATTGACACAGGTAATGCAAGACGCGGCTGGAAGAACAGACCTGGCAGAAAGCAGGCTACTATAAGTAACAAAGTAGACTACATCACATACGCCGATGAGGGCGGAATAGGACTAGAAGAAGGACTCAGTAAACAAGCGCCGAGAGGCTTTGTTAAACAGTCTATAAATAAAGTAAAGAAGAATGCCAGAAGTGGTAAATATAAGCAAAGGAGCAATAAATAATGACAACACTTACTAAAGCAAAACAACATTTTAGAGAAATAGCAAACAAAGGTACGGGTTCAATCGTAGTACCAGAATGGGACACAACAATCTATTGGAAGATTGGTGGCTTAAACTTTGCATCACAAAACAAGATTATGGAACTNACAAGTTCAGGTAAGTCAGCAGAAGCACTTGTAGAGATGCTTATTCTTCGCTCACTGGATAGTGAGGGTAAGAAAATGTTTAAGTTAATGGATAAACAAGAGATAATGAGAGAAGTGGATCCCAATGTTATTCTCAAGGTAGTATCGGCTATGGGTGCAGATGACGATGACGATTATAATGCTGTCGAACAAACATCAAAGGCGGATAAAGCAATAAAAAACTAACTGAGGATCGGGAGTTATTCTTCTGTTTCCAATTGGCACACGAGTTAAAGATGAGCGTCATCGATGTAATGAAGATGCCTAACGAAGAAGTAGTATACTGGAGTGCTTTCTTTGAGATAATAAGGAGAGAAGATGATAAAAATAAACATAAGCCCGGTCCTAAACAGTATTAAAACAAGTATAAGAAACTTTATTCAGAGAGTACTTAAGCGTATTAGGGGACAATAATGAGCGATATTAACTTAATCATAAGTGCTACTGATAAGGCTACACCAGTATTAAAAAGAGTCAACAGACAAGTAGACCGCTTTAGTGCTAAGTCAAAAAGAGCCACAAACAGTGGCTTAGCAATGGGTAAGATGATGAAAATGGCAGGGGCAGCCGCTCTTGCCATTGGACTTACTAAGGTAGTATCAAGTACAGTAAAGACTATCGCACAGTTTGATAGTTTAAAAGCGATGCTGAAGACCGTAACAGGCTCAGCAGATGGTGCCCTCGTAGCATTTGAGCAGATAAAGAAATTCACCGCAGAGACACCGTTCCAACTAGGCGAAGTAACAAACGCTTTCTCTATTCTTAAGAGAAACGGTATTGACACATCAACTGAATCACTGACAGCATTTGGTAACATCGCAGCCGCAAACGGTAAAACATTTGAGCAATTCGCTGAAGCGTTAGGTGACGCTGTAACTGGTGAGTTCGAAAGAATGAAAGAGTTTGGTATCAAGGTGAAGAAAGAGGGCGAAAATATGGTCGCCTTTATGGGTTCTACACAAATAGGTATGTCAGATTCAGCAGAAGGCATCATCGATATCTTTAAAGAACTAGGTGTAGAAGGTGGCAGATACGCAACAGGTCTTGCTGACCAAGCCGACACAATCGG